TTTTGCATGAAACCAGAATTATCTAAAAATCTTTTTCTACCTTCACCTGATGTTAAACGGTGTAAATCTGATTGTATAGTTTGAACATCAAATCCTGCGTTAGGTGATAACCAAGTATCTTGTTTAGTTATTAATTGTAAACCTTGAGCAAAACTAGCCATAATAGGATCTTTTTTAATTGTGTCTACTAATAACTTAGCATCTCTCTTTGATAAACCGGCTTCAGATAAATTAAAACCTGATTGATCCATTAGATAAGCTCTTACAGCTTGATCGTATGTAAAATCTGTTTTACCTTTTGTAGGTATTTTTTTATTTAATAAAGCTCTTGCTTCTGGACTTGCTTTAAGTAAAGTAGAATAATCTAGTTTTAAAGTTCTTCTAAACGTTTCTATTTGTGCAACAGCTTGCTGATAGGGTTTTATCAGATTGTTATCAAAAAACTCAAATTGTTTTTCACCTATTTTGCCTTTACCTAAAAATGTATATACTAATCCTTTAAAATCTTCTGCACCTGGTGGTAAGAAAAATTTAAATCTACCTTTACCTCTACCTTCTCTTCTAGCAGCTATATCAGAATATACAGCTTCAGCTTTTATACCTTTATTTTCTTGTAATATGTTGTTAAACCCTTTGCTTAAATCTTGATCTTGTACAGATTTAATTTTGTCTAATTCTTTTTTAACTTTAGGTGTTTCTAAAGCTTTTTTACCATCTTCTAAAATATTTTCAACTTCAACTTCAGCATCATTAATTATTTTAGCAGGAGTATTAAATAAAATTAAATCATTTTCATTTAATATATTTTTTTCAGTATATCTTTGAGTAGAATTATCACCTAAATTAAAACCTTCATTCATGCCAGTGTAACCATACTCTTTGTTTATTTTTTTAGCAGTTTCAGGACTTATAAAATCTACATAGCTTTGTTCTAGTATATTATTTAATTCTAATTCTAATTTATTTATATCTTTTATAGTATTAACAGCTGTTATAATTTTATTTGTAATAAAGTCTAATGGAGGTGTGTGCTCATAAACAAACTCTGTTGCTCCTTTTTCTACACCTCTAACTCTTCCAGCTAATCTATAAACAGAATCACTAAAAGTTCCCCAAAACTTTAATAAATTACCAACTTGATCTATTTTTCCTGATTTTACTAAATTTAAAACAGAGTTTACAACAGTGTTTCTTGCATCACTGGACTGTTTATTAATTTCGTTTATATCATTATTTACAGCTGTTAACAATGCTTTAGCTGTAGGATATTTAGCATTAAAACTTTTAGGTCTAGTAACACCTAAAGCGCTAACAATGTTATTACCTTTAAAACTCATTTTAAAAGTTCTATCGGTTCCTGTATATTGAAAATAATTTTTATTTAATAAGCTTGCTGGTAATATACCTAAACCTTTTAAATATTCAAAACCTTTTCTTCCACTAGGTATATCTAATTTTTTTCCACTATTTCTAGCTGTAGAATAAATATTTTTTATAAAATCTAAAACAGCGTTAGCTTTTATTTCTATATCTGAATTACTTTTTAAAATATTTTTTACATTATCTACTTCTATACTTATTATGTTTTTATATCTTACTTTACTAACTTCTGTAACAGCTTCATTTGCGGCTTTTACAATATTATCAGCGTTTAAGTCTTTTTCTGTATTTAAATATTTTTTTAATACATTTGCTGCAATATCTTTTTCTTGTTTATTATCAAATAAACTTTTTATTTTATTTATAGCTAAGCTAATAGCTTCAGCTACGGTTTTACCAGCTTTTATTGCAGCTTTTGCTGTTTGTAAACCAATTTTAGCTACTTGAGCTACTAATTCTGGAGCTCCAAAACCAACATTTAAAGTACCAGAATTTTGAAATTTTTCAATACGACTTATTGCTCTATCAATAGCTGTCATTACTTTATCAGGCATTGTAGACAAAACAGTACCTGCAACTTCTCCTGTAGTAATACCTTCAAGAGCCGCGTTAGTTCTTACTCTTGATAATAATGTTAATATAGCTTTTGCTGTTTGAGCTTCACCAGATCTATTAATAAAATCAGGATCTACTTTACCGTCTTTAATACCTACAGCTGTTTGAATATCTTTTACAGTAAGATTAGGTTTAAGTTTATATTGAAAGTTATTACCAACCCTTATGTCTGTTTTATCAAAAAACAAATCTAATAATTTTCTTGGTAACTTCAATGGTTTACCGCCAACTTTTATTTTTACTTCAGGATTTTTTAAACTACCAACAACTTCTACGTTTGTATTAGCTTTTAACGTACCTAAAACTATTTGAGCATTTTTTAATATAAATCTCTGTATATTGCTTGGATTGTGCTTGTCATTTATGTTTAACTTAGGATCAGTAATTACTTCTACTGGAATATTTAATTCTTCTGCTAAAATTGGTGCAGAAACTTCTTCATTTAATGTGTTTAAATCACTAATTTCTACTGTTTCAGCACTTTGTATTTTTCTTCCAAGCTCTGATTCTTGTATTGCACCTACCGTTTGGCTTTCTAATGTTTCACCTTCAGGTCCTCTACCAAAAACGTTTACAGTAGGTTTTACTGTTTCTGTTGTAACGCTTTCTACAGTTTCTACAGTTGATGGATCTGCAACTTGTTGTGCTCTTTCATCATCTAAACTTGTAGTTTTACCAGCCTCCGCTAATCCCTCTTGCCCTCCGTATAAACTAGCTGCTTTTGGAGCTATAGTGTTTGTTACAAAAGTACTAAACTGAGCTTCGTTAGGATCAAACCTTTCCATTATACCCGTAAACTCTGCATCAACAAAAGCTTGTGCATCTTCTGGTGTTACAGTACCTTTACCAGGACTATAACCTAAAGCAGATAAAGCTATAGATCTATATTGATCTAAAAGAGTTTCAACATCTTTAGCTTCTAAATTATCATAATTACGTGCAAGTTCGTTTGCAGTAGATTTATCTTTTGCAGTTACAACAACTTCGTCTAGTTTAACTTCTTTATCAGTATCTAACTCTGTTTCTGCAGCTACTTGTCCTTTATCAGTTAAAACTTCAGCTTCTATTTTTTGATCCGTGGTTGGTTTTGCACCACTGGACATAAACATTGATAAAATAATAGGTGTTTCAGCAGTTACTTTTGAGCTAGCTTGTTCTTTAATTTCATTAATAGCATTTTTATCTGCTTCATATTTTTCTTGAAAACCTTTTCTAGCCGCGTTAAATTCTTCTTGAGTAATTTCTTTATTTCTAAATTTAGTTAATAAAGTACCAAATTGATCTAGTGTAGAGTTAGCTGACTTTCCTAGTTTATTTATTGTGTTTAATTCTTGATCAGTTAAAACATTTACTATTTGATTATTTCTACCTATTTCAACTTTAACTTTATTTTCTAAATTAAAAGCCTCTGCTTCTATACCAGCTTTTACAGTTGGATCTTTAGTTTGAGCTGCTTTTTTTCTTAAACTACCTATTTTTTCTAAATCATTATTTAGATTTTGTGTTTGCTCTATTGTTCTAATGTTTGATGAAGCTTGTATTTGTGGAGTATCAGCTGTTCTTACGGCACCAGCTGTAGCAATACCAGTACCAGCAAAAAATCCTTGAACCGCAGCTTCAGTACAATCACCTTTAGCAGCGTTTCTAGCAGCTTTCATAGCGTCCTGTTTATTTCCAGTTTCACCTAACACACGGTTATATACTTCAATTTCACATTGGCCAAATTCAGTAATACTTTCTGCAGTTCCAGTTCCTAGTAAACCTACTAACGTTTTACCTTTACTTCCTTTTGGTTTAAATATACTTCCTAGTATTTTTGTAAAACCAAAATATTCTAGAGCTGACATAAATGCTGCTCTTCTAATAGGACCGCCAGTTTCGTCTAAATTTTGTTCAACAAGTTCTTCTAATGTAATACCAAGTCTAGCCGCTTTACCTTCATTGTATTCCATCCAGTTTTGAGCAGCAAAATCAAAAAAGTAGCCAGATCCTAATGTTAGCGCTCCATAACCTACAGAGCCTACAGCACCTATTATAGAACTTAAAATACCACCAGCTGCTCTTCCAAACTCTCCTTTACCCAAAGCGTCAGTAATATTTATTGTACCTCTAAAAGAATCTACTTCTTTTCTAAGTTTTTCTAAATTTTCTTCAACTTCTTTATCGCCTACACCTTCGTAAATCCACTTATCAGGCAGTTCTCCTGCGTCTCCAAAAATACCTTCATAAATTCTAGACGTAGCAATATCCATACCTGCTGATTCTCCAGAATAAAACGAACCTACTTTATTTAATTCTTTAGCAGAGTTCATAAAAGCATTTTTTATACTTTGTACTACACTCATTTTTCTACCATCTTCAAATGGTATTAACTCTTCATCTAATTTTAATCTTTGTTCTATTAAATTATTTCTTAAATCAAAAGAAGCTTGTGTTATAAAAAAATCAGGATTACCTAATTCTTTTATTCTTTTATCAATTAATTGTCTCTGTTTTATTTTTTCTAAATAAGGTTCATTATTTTTTTCTAACCATTTTCCAGCTGGTGTTAATCCTGCTGTAGTTATATCTTCATTTTCTTTTAAAGAAACTGTTTGTTGATCTTCAGGTGTTAATACAACTTCTTCAAGTTCTATTGGTCCTGCAGCATCAACCTCAGCTTGTGCTAATTCTATTTGCTTTTTTTCTTCAGCTACAATATCTTCTCTTTTTTTAACTTCTTCACCCACCTCTTGTATTGATGAACCTGGTTTTTGTTCAGTACTAACTTTTGTATAACCTCTTTCAGCAATAAAATCATCCGCACTGCCTTTATACTTTTCTTTATTAAGTATAGCTTCTATTTGTTCTAGAGTATATTGCTTACCGTTTAATTCGTACATATTATTTGATTATGGTAAAACTACTTCTTCTTGTACTTGTTCTTCAACAATTTCTTCTTTTGGTTGTTCTGCGTTTTTAGGTTTTGGTTCACCTAAAGGAAATTTATTTCCTATTTCAGTTTCTAAAAACCATTTTTTATAGTTTTCTTGAAACTTTTGTTTTTCTTTATCATTTAATGCTGTAGCTGGTTTTAAATAATAACCTGTAACTTCAGCCAATATATTGTTGTTAAAAGCTATTGCTTGATCTGAGCTTTGATAAGATCCTAATATACCAGCAGATATTTTATTTAATTCGATATTAAACGGTAAACTATTACCAATTAATTCTTTATCTACCATATAAAAATCTTGTAACATGTTATCACCTATATCTTCAGCTTTTAATTCTACTTGACCTTTTGAATCTTTTTTCCTATATGTTTCAGTAACACCGCCTGTTAAAACAGGTACCTCTGCTTTTTCTTCTTGTTCAAATATTTCAGGGTTAGTCATTTTAAAATTATTATTATCTTCAGAAACATCGGGTATAGAAACAAACATGTCTTGGTTTTCAGACAGGGTGTTTAATTTATTTAAATAAATTTTTTCTACAAAACCTTCATCGTCATAAACGTTAAAAACTAGTTTATTAATATTGTTATCTTCAGCAACTATATCCATTTTACCTTTTAAGTTTCCAGATAAAACATTCATACATTTATATCTACTTTGAGGTGTACCCATTAAATCAACACCACCCATTAATCCAGCTTTTTGTACTACTTCAGTCCAAGCCTCTACATTACTAGCTATATTTTCTAAAGATAATCTTATTATATCAACACTACTAACTATATCATCAGCATATTTTCTAGCATATGCAGGATTATCACTGGTGTTGTTTTGCAAAGCTAACTGTATATCAGAATAAGTTTTAACAAAAGGATCATACAAAGCTGCATAATCTATACTTTCTTGTTTAGAATCATCATAGCCTAATTGATAGCTCATTTCAGACTGTTGTTCTGAAACTTTATATTGGTTCTCTTCGTTGAGGCGTTTGTTTTCTAATAATTTTTCTTTTAATCCCATAACTATTAAAATGTTGTAAATTGTGTTTTACCAGTTGCGGTATCTGTGTATGTTCCTGCGCTCATTAAAGAACTTCCAATAGAACCAATAGCGCTTCCCATAGCATTGCTTCTAGCTTCTTGAGCCCCATACTCTCTTTGTTTAGCTTGTTGTGTTTGACCTCTTAAATAATTAAGTTTACTGTTATCTCTAGCTTCTTGAGCTTGAAATTGAAACATTCTACCTTGTGCTTCAGCGCCTTGTATTCTTTGGCCTTCAGATATTTGTATACCTTGTAACCTTCTTTGTTCTGCTATTTCAGCTTGTTGTAAGTATTGCTCGCCTTGCGCTCTAAGCTTTTCGTTAGCAGCTTCTTGCTGTTCTAAATTAGCAGCAACACCTTTTTTACTTTGTAAAGCCGCTTGCGCTAAAGCTGTAGCACCACCTGCACTTGCGCCAGTAGCCATTAACGTGTCAAGTGTATTAGCTAGCGCAATATCTGTTTGTTCTACTTGTATTTCAGAGCTTTTTGTGGCAACGCCTAAATTAGCATATGGATTACTAAGTTTACCAGTAAGATCTTTAGCTAAACTACTTAAATCTTTAAAATTATCATAAGGATTAATAACTGATTGACGTGTTTTTTCTAATGATGCTATTTGTGCATTAGCTCGTCTTCTATCAGCAGCAGCTGCTCTTTGTCTTCTTCTAGCAGCACCACTTTTAATTAAACCACCAGCTAAGCTAAGAGCTCCTCCAATTATAAACGGCAAAGGCATAATATATATTTTATTTTGTTAGACATATTTTTAATTTTAATATGATGATTCTACTGTATCACTTGATACTGCAAATAATTCTCTTTTTTTGTTTATAGAATTATTTAATGAAAATTCTATTGTGTTAAAAAACCCTTTAACACCTGTAACGTTATTGCCAAAAACTACTTCACCAGCCGTAGCAGAAGAATTATTTAGTATGTTAGCAAAATATTTGTTTTCTTTTTTCTTAAAACTATTTGTAAATAGCTCTGTGCTATAATCACTTAATGACGTTGGTTGCACATATTTAGATATTGGTACTTGGCCTACATCACCTGAACTAGCTATTATACTGTTAGCTGTCCAGTCATTAGTACCTTCATAATTTATAGTTTTAAATACTTTAACAGTAGATGGTTGAGCATTTAATACAACTTTAACTGTTGATGGAAAAACTTGATCATAAAACCTAGAATAAGCAGATGATCCATAATGTTGATATAGTTTACCTGAGTTAGTTGTAAAAAATGTAGATGATAAACTAAATATCCAAGATGGTTTGAAGCTTAATCTACTTGTCCAGCCTTGTACAGTTTCATCAAAAGATAATGTATTAAAACTACCATCAGTGTTTTGTATAGATAATATATAGTTTTTAGTGTGCATATCCCAACCACCTCTAATTTTACTTACATTGGCAGCTAATGCATCTCTAAAAAAGTCATGCATACCATAACCTGATATTTCTACTATTTCACCAGCTGTTGTTAGCCTCAACACACAACCTCTTTTTCTGTCTGTAAAATATTTTCTATGACCATATATAGCAAAACTATACGGATCTGTACTAATACCATATTCTCCTTTATAAGGAACTATTTGACCTATGACTTGTTGGCTAGAAGTAACCGTAGCGTTGCCTTCTGCAGAGTAAATAGCATCTTTATCTATTAAAGCTCTGTTAACCTTGTCTTCTTGGAAAATAATTAAATTAGTATCTTCTGCATATAGTTTTTGTATAGAGCCATGAACTGGATCTACACTTCTAGTTATATCTTCACCAACTGAAAATACATTAGTTTGATTTATACCTGTTCTTGAATTAAAAACTCCAGAGTATATTAATGTATTAAACCTGTGTTGGTTTTTAGGGTTATCTTCTACTATATGTGCTTTAACTCCTAAATCTGTTATAGTGTTATTATAACCACCTCTTATTCTAGCCTCTTCAACAAACCAGTCGTTAGCATTATCATTAGAGTATAAATAAGGGACATTAGCATATCCATCAGGTTGACCAGCGTCGTTAGGATCAACAGGATCATTATCAACAATTTTTGATAATTTCTTTACCCAGTAGGAGTTAAAATATTTTAATTCTAAAGTAGCGCCCATATTCTTTTATTATCACTTATTTTTTAATATTATTACAACCAGCCAACAGCGCCAGGCATAGGCTGTGCACACGTACTAAAACCGCTTTGACAAGCTACAGCTCTAGCACCAGAGCATATATCATCAGCAACTTCTGGACTAATTTTTACACCGTCAGTTCCAAACCTTGCTGAAACTTTAATTTGATCAAATGGTTCAGACGTTTGCGTATCTGTTGTAAATGTTCTATATTCGTTTGAGCTAGGAGTAACAGGGCTAGATAATTGAACATTGCTGTAAAATAAATCTACATATTGTGCATAAGGCATAGGTGCATAATAAGTTGCTGAATTTGTAGCAGCACCACAGCTATAGTTAGTTTGAGCAGAAGATACGCCATACTTATAAGACTTAGGTGTTCCACCGTCTGAAACCTCAGTTGCGTTTTCTATAACACAATCACTATAGTATAAGTCATTAGAATTAACCCAAGCACAAACAGCATCAGCATTTACAGCCGCTTGTTGTGTTATTAACTCTGTGGCGCAAACAGCATATTCGCCAACTTTATCAAAGGCAAAAGCTGCAGAAGCTTGTTTACCTACTGCATCAGCAGCATTAAACGTGCTATTTATAAGCTGACCACTAACGCCAGGTGCGCCCATATTGTCGTTGTTAAAGTCTTCTGTTGGGTCCCAAGTATTAGTTCCGTTTGGATCTCTATAAAATACTTTCCATATTACAGTGCTTTCTGTTCTAGGAACTAAACCTGTGTTATTTGTAAAAGCTTGCTGTATTATACATTGAAAAACTACTGTACCTTGAGATAAAGCATTACCTATTTTAAAACCTCCACCTTGCGAAAAGCCTGATTGAGGTGCTGTAGGTGTTATTGGTAAGTCGTTAGAAGCTAAAGTACTATCGCTTAAATACCAAACACCAGCAACAGGGTTTTGATTTATAGGTGCTGTAAGCTGGTTTGTAGCTGGATTACCCGCACTACCTACAGCTCTACAACTTGATTTAGAACCTGAATTAATAGCGGTAGCACCTACTGTTACTTTTTGTGTTTTTGTTACATTAAGACTTCCAGTTTGAGCAACGCCATTTAATACAGCATCTTCTATTTTTAATGTTAAGTTATAAACGCCTATAGGTGTTGAAGCTGATTTAGTTATAACACCTGTTGTGCTTGCTATTGCAAAATAATTACCAGTATTTCCACCCGTTATGCTATATTTTAAACCTACTATACTATTACTATTAGAACCATTATTACCATCTCTTGTTACTACTGCTGTAGCCGCTGCACTAACAGTTACATCTGGTAAGCTTGCGCCCGCTGTAAATTCAGGCGCAACGTTACTTAATGATCCTGTTTCTGTTATAGTGCTACTGTCATTAGAAGTTGTAGTAAAATTAAATGTAAAAGTGTACACCTCTTTTGTAGCTCCATCTGTGCCAAATACAAACTGGTTGTTTGCTGTTTGTATTTTATATTTAGTATTACCAGAGCTAAGAACCATTTTAAAATCACCAGTAAAGTTAGTTGTAAATGTAGCGCCATCGTAGTTAATACTTCCAGAAGCTCTTTGAGCACCAGTTCCGTCTGTAACAGTCATTGTTAATGTAGAAACTCCATTTGGTGCTATAGCAGCGCCTTGGTTGTTTAATGCTGTAAACTCTTGTGTTACATCTGTTGATGCAGCCATGTTCTCGTTTTGAGAATATGCTAATGGTGACAAAGCCGTTACCCCATCAAAACCTGTTTCTATATCAGCGTTTAAATCTGCTATTAATCCAGTCGTAGTAGTTTCATAAAACAACTGTAATCTACTTTCAACTGGTTCTGTTTCAGCTATAGATAAATGCGGAACCATATTTGCAGATAAAACTCCTAAATTAGTTGTTCCAGCGTTTGAAGTTGCTAATCTAGCTATCAGAGGGTTTGTTTCTATTTGATAAAAATCGTTATCACTGCTTATATCATCTGCAGCCATTTTAAGATCTCTAGCGTCACCTATTGTATCTGCTGTTATTGCTAGAGGTAATACTTGTGTACCGCTTGTATTTATAGGAAAATACTGCACGTTGTCTGTTGCGGTGTTGTTTACTCTACCATATAATCTTATAGAACTTCTAAATTGTTTTTGTTCTGGTCCAACTTCTGATAAATCTCTAGGTACTTTATTTATATTGTCGTTTAATAGCACAACGTGTGCTGTTTTATTGTTTTCGTTAGAAGGGTAAACTACAGTACCTTGAGAAGTAGGGTAACCATTTAAAAAACCAGGTAAATAACAGTTGTAATAATCTTGCTCTTGTTGTTTTACTACAACCTTGTATGAATACCAACCTAAAGTGTTGGGTAAAGTATAAGCAAACTTTACATCTGGATTATTTATTAAAGATCTTAAATATAAACTTTCGTTAACTTGACCATCGGTTGTTATTGTATAGTTAGCTCCAACATTTGACACGTTAGTGACTTTTACAAAATCTACAAATTGACCTCTTAAATAAGAATTTACAGTTGGAACATCTGTTTGACCAGATGCTAAAGCAAATGTATATGTATTATTGTTAATTGTTGGGACTGTTGCGCCTGTAGTATTAAAACCGTTACCTATAGATTCAGCATATAAACCTGGTTCGCCTGTTTCACTATTGGCTGTACTTGTTATAGACTCGTTTACAACAACTTTTAAAGCATCACCAAACCACTCTTTTAAATTTTGTACAGCTGAGCTATATGGGTGATATATAGTAGATCCGCCAAAAAAAGTACTACCTTGTGTTGTTCCTGAGTCTACAGAAGACAATATAACAGATGATTGTCTACCATACTTATCTGATAATATAAAACCTACTTGATAATTTCTATTTTGTTTTAAGGTATGGTTAGGATATTCTGACCAAGTTGTAAAAGCAGTAGGACTTTTTAAATTAGCTGTAACATTATAATTTATATTAGCTGGAGGTGTATGCTTATTTTGAAAGTTAGCGTACATTACTCTATTACCTGAAACTTCTTGACCTAAAGCTCTTACTGGTACTCTATCATATACTCTAACTGTTTGTCTTTCAGGTAAAGTTTTAAAAGGTTTTCTTGATTGATAATCGTAAATCAAAAAATTCTCAGCGCCGTCTAAAGCAGATATTTTAACTGTGTCTACAACTTTTACAGCTAAAGCATCAGACTCTTTATATAGTATATCTATTTCTTTTATTTTATAATTGTCGTTTGCCTGTATACCTAAATTTTCTTGTTTGTCGGGTAGTGGTATAATTAACTGTACGTTTTGAACGCCGTTTTGCATAAAATCTAAAACTGTACTTCTATACGCGGCATCTTCATTGTCTTCTAAGAAAAAACCTTTTTGTTGTGGAATAAAGGCAGGCTGCGTAAAAGGTGCCATTATAGAGTATTCATTGTCATCGAACTTAAATCTATAACTAAACCTTACAAATAAGTCTTGTAGAAAATCAGGATCACCAGGCCAATCATTACCATCGTTAAAATCAAAGGTAATATCTTTACCTGTCATTGTTGTTTCTAAAAAAGTTACAGTATATGTTGCTAATATTGCGTTTGCTGGCGCCGCGTTAATAGTTACAGTAGTTCCAGATATATTAGTTACATGTATATATTCTTTAGCTTCTACTTTTGGTGCATTACTAGCGTCTACAGCTATAACAGACATACCTTTTTTAATATTAGTGTTTGCTTGCGCTAAAGTTATTGTTGTTCCAGATGATGTTGCCCCTGTTACCTGTACAGATTTTAACAGTTGAATAGGATCATAAGGGTTATATTTAGCTACTGATATTTGATGCTCTTGAGTATAATAACCTAATGGTTTTGTTACGTTTATTTTTCTTGGTTGATTTAAATTGTCTGTAAAAAATAATAAATTTTCTACTAAATTAATGCCTGTAATAGGGTTAGCTTTATTAAAATTTAAAAAAGCACCTTCAACTAGTTTGTTATAACTATTGTTTTTGTACTCATATATAAAATGCTGTGTATTATTGCTTAAAAACAAATATATAACATTGTTGTTATCATCTTCAAAATGACCTATAACTTCTAAACCAGCTATACCTAATGATGTAGCAGATATTAAAGTATTACCAAGTACATTTTCTAACGCACCAATATCACTGTCTTCAGATTTACCTACAGATATGTTCTGCGCATCACGATATTCACCGCTAGGTATTAATCTATCGTCTAAGTCTTTATTCATCTTAGACTTTAGAAAACTGTTTTTAATTTCAGCCATATTTAATATTTAATCCACTTAGACTTATTTCTCATAACTTGAACTATTTCTTCAAGTTTAATATTAGATAATCTAATCTTAGCATTTCTTAGCTTAGCGCTTCTTTCTTTTTTAAATCTTTGAACTATATACTCTTGTACACCTACGTTTGTTGAAAGTATAGCATACAATATATGAGCATATAAAGCTTCTTCTGCTAGCTTAGGTATTTTAAAATCTTCATTATAAGCGTTTCCGTCAGATATATACTCTAATATTATTAATTTTTCTTTTAAGTTGTTTGAAAAAGCAAACAAACCTTTTCTTTGATCTATAATAAACCAACCATTTCTTTGACTAGTTTCAGGGTTTAATCCATATCTTTGACCTAAAGCCCCATCATAATAGTTTCTCCAATAAACGTTAGCTACTTCATAATCATTAATAAATGCACCGCTTATATTTCTTGGGTTATTAGTGTCCCATCTTTCAGTTGTTTTTGATGTTCCTTCTAAGTTTGAAAACTGGCTATCTTGTGTAGGAATACCATCATTGTCCTGTATAGGCGTAGCATATGGTCTTAGCGTTAATAAATTAGCTGGATAAATAGTTTTTTGAACACCCTCATCATCAACACATGATATTCTAGTATAGTTTACGTAATCTTGAGGTATTACTAACGTTAAATTTTCAGGAACAGTTAATTCTTGAGATCTTATAGTTCTTAACGTATCATAACTAAACTCTTGTAAACCACGTCTAGCGTGAAATATAACATCGTTTCTATTTACACTAGGTATTAGTTTTCCAGGACCTACATATGCTATTAAAAAATTGTTTATTACATCTTGAAGCTTTGTGTATTCATAATCACCATGTGCTTCCCAAAGAGTATCTTCGTTTAATTGTATTTTAATATAGTTACCTGATGTTAAACTAGAGTTTACTGTAATTATATTGTTTGCTTCAGTCCATGGGCTAGCAAACCTAAAAGTTAATGTAGTTGCGTTTGTAACATTAGCTGTTAAATTATTTACACAAGTAAAATTAGCATTACTATTTACAGTTTGTATAACACCTATTAAAGTGTTACCGTTTAAAACAGACATACCAGCTAATATATTATTATTACCTGGATTTATACTTACAACTTTTTGACCAGTTACATTACTACCTGCCGCAGCTAAAGCAGCGCCTGTTGTAGCTGTTGATGTAGGGGTTAACTCTGTCCAAACGTTAGCGTCTGGGCTTGTAAATATTTTAAAATTATTTAATAAGTAGTTATTGTTTGCTGGATCTGAGCTACCAAATGTTAAATTTGTTTCAAAAGCACTAGTAAATGTCTGACCAACACCAGTTGAGGCTATTGTAAACTGCTGACTTCCAGCGTAATATTGTGCGTTTGTTTCGGTTATCAAACCACCATTGGGTATAGACATATCTTATTACGTTTTTTGATTTATATTTTCTTGTTGTATCTGACTAGCAGCTACTTGTATAACTTCTTGATTTTTAACAACTACACCTGCATATAAAAGTATTCTTAATATTAACTCTACTTGCTCGCTTGCATGCAGCTCAAAGTTACATGAAGATGTAGGTTGAAAAACATATTGCGCTCCAGAAGTAAAAGACCATATTGGAGGTATAGGTTTTCTAACATAAGTAACAGTAACACCTGAGTTTATTTCATCAGGGTATAATCTAATTAAGTTGTTTGAGTATGTATATATAGGGTTTGTTATAGTAGGTTTTGTAAGATTAGAACTTAATAAATGATATAGTTCATGAGAACCTACTCTTTGAGCTTCTTCTGTTGGTAAAGCACCAACTTGATATAACACTTGGCCTAGTTTGTGAAACTGTTTAGGATATAAGTTTACAACTATTATTTGGCCAGCTGTTGGTTGATTAACTAGTGTTAGTGTAGCGCCGTTTACACTATAATCTGTTGATGCTAACTCTACACCATTTACAAAAACATTTGTAATTGCGCCAGAATTAGATAAGCTTAAAGCATCTCCAGTTAAAGTATATGTTAAGCCAGGGTTTGCGGCTGTAAATTGTCGTGTTGCTGATGCAACGCCTGAGTATTGAGAAGGTAGCTTAAAATTTGGATTATCGTATGTAGCTGCAGCTGATGTTTTAAATATTTGCAGCTTTTCATCTAAGCTTACGACTCTATTAGCATAATCTACATCAGATTGTGGCACGCGTAATTGTTGATTTAAACTATCAAAATATGTTTCAAATATTTCTAGTTGAGACTGAGCACCTATTTTATTAAACTCCAAAGGCGTCATATATCCTCTTTGTTCTTTGTTTAATATTAATAAAACGGTTTGATATACATTGTTTACGTTTATTGCCATTATAATATTTTATGTTAATAGTGCAAGGGCCACATAGTGACCCTTCACTATATTATAGTTACACGTTATTGTAACTTTTTCTCTATTGTTTTGAATACTTCTACTCCTTCATCAGTTTTAAACCAGGCGGCTAATGCTGAATAAGGGTTTTCATCAAAAGGAACTGTCATTAATTTTCTATCATTTGATCCCCAATGAAAAGTTCGTTGATCTTGTGAAAGTTTAATTATGTTGTGCTCTGTAGCTCTAATAGCTGTATTTCTTAAACCTACATTTTCATCATTAGCAATAGCCATAAAGTTTGCAGGATTTTTTCTAGCCATTAAAAGTAAATCTCTTTTTATTTCTTTAGAGGTCATACTAGCTACGGCAGAACCTTTTTCTACTCTTAGTATTGCTTCAGCGTGATCAATATCAAGGTCTTTTGCTAGATTAAGAGCTTCTATTTCAGCATGTATTTCATCAACCTCGTCTTTAGCAACAACTGTTGGTTCAAACTCAGTATATATAGCACCTTTTCTTGGGTGATATAATGATAAAAGTTTTTGTAGATTTTGTTTTTCTTTTGAGACGTTTAAAACGCCGTTTTCAAAAAGTATATGCCCCATTGTAGCTTCGCCTTTCTGTTCATCAACAAATGGTGAGTTTTGATTAGTAGCATATCTTAGTTCTCTTTGTTCATTTTTTTTATCATCAAACCAAAGTAGTGGATACCTTGTTGAGTGTCTTGATGCTAGTCTATATGTCAAAGGAGATTCGTTGTGTAATAAAAAATACGTTCTATCTTTTATTTCCCATTTTTCAGAAGCGGGTACTTCTTGTTTTAATTTTGCCATAATATAATATAATTTAATAAAAATAAAAGGCTAGGCGCCGAAGCGCCTAACACTTTTAATAAAGTAATCTTAGTTTTTAAACAATACGAAGTTATTCGCAGCTTGTACAACAAGACATCTTTCAGATAAGAAGTTAACAACCATCTCGTCGATTTCAGATGTAAATGCACCACCAGCAGTACCAGTGACCCAGTTTTTATATCTTCTATCGTCTGATTGTGAAGCTCTATATCTTACGTGCAAGAAAGGTCTTCTAATGTTTGTACCTAAAACTTGGTCATAAACAGTTGAAGTTCCAGCTGGTACTAATACACCGTCAATATTGTTGACAGCTACAGCACCTCTTGTTGAAGCGTCGTTTAAATATTTCCAACTAGTTTTGTAGAAGTCGTAAGAACCTCTTCTAAAACCAGAGAAACCTAAATTTAACGCCATGTCTTCAGAGTTTTCAAATAAACCATAAGCAACACCACCTGATAATCCAGATGAAATTTGCGCTAGCATATCATCAAATTCTAAATCCATATCTCTATTTAAGAATAACATATTTTCTTCAATAGCTCCTTGAGTGTCAAGGTTTTTAAGTACTGAATCAAAATCAGAGATACCAGTTGCTCCAGCGAAACCGCTAAATACGTTACCTCTTGCTTCAATCGCAGCAAATAAACCTTCAGAACCATGTGCAACAGCGTTACCACCTGCAGCTGTAAAGCCTGGTACGTTTGCAGAGTTAGCAGCAAAGCTTTTTCCACCAGCACCTGTAGCTTTTTCAGCTTCAATCATTGCCATTTCTAAGTAGTCATCAAATCTTAGTCTTGTTTCAGACTCAGATTTTAAATACCATAAATAACCAGATGTTCCGTCTTCTGTAGCAACTTCTACCCAACCAATTTGCGCCATATCAGATCCATTGATAGCATATCTATCTTTGATGATGATTGGCTGGTTTGAAAATTGAGTAAACTGTGGCTCAATAGAAAAACTTCCACTTCCAGTACCTTTTGCAAATAAAGAACCATATACAAATAGTTTTAATCCGTTATTTGCGATACCTAATGTATCCCAGCTATTTAAAGAAAATGGATAACATGTTACGTTTGTAGTATTGTTACCTTGTACAGCCACAGCTCCTACAATACCTTTTATTGTTACTCCTGTAGCAGGGTTCATAACAACAATTGTATCGTTAGGCGCGATAGCGTTTTGAATAGTTCCAGCGTTTGTTGGTATATTGAAAATATCAGTACCAGCACCTGGACCTACTAGATTTACGTTATCGTAAGAGATATGTAATCTGTTTTGTTCAGACCAAATAACTTGGTCAGATGTCATTGGCATTTCAGCGCCAACCATTCTTAAGAATCCAGATAAGGTTCTATTACCATATCTTTCAACTTCTTGCTCATATATCTCTGGGAGATATTGTTGAGCGAAATCATTAGCTCCACCATTGAAAGCTAAATAATTACTTGCTAAAGTTTGTTGTTTTGGGGAAGGTACGATCGACCCGAAAACTGGACTTATTGATCCCATAATAATTTAAAATTTTTAGTTGAATTTACGTGTTTTAATTTTAAGTTTTGAAGAATCTACACCGCTAATTGCCCTTACTTTTAATCCACCAACAAACACATCTTCTGGAGCTGAAGCTCTAGCCTCTGTGCTTATGTTTTTAGATTTAGCAGCAAGATCTTTTACAGCATCGGCTTTACCTTGCTCGTAAAAATGTTGTGCTATAGTATCAGCGTTGTTAGCAGCATATATAGCTTTATGATAACCATTAACATCTGTAACATTTCCTTCTTTGTCTAAGAACTTCTTAATGGTGTTGGAAATATTAGACTGACTATCAGCAACGTCTTGAACATTTTTTATTCCATATCTAAACTTTTTTTCTCCGACAGAAAAATCAAAACCTTTGAACTCTGGGCCAAAATATTCTTTAGTATTAGACTTAAATGCTTCATGTTGCTTTTCAGCTACTTGTTGATCTTCATTGTAGCGGTTGAAAAAATCTACAGCTTCTTGTTGTTGTTTAGTAACACCGGGCCTCAACTTGACTTCCTGATAATACTTACTTTTTAAACCTTCAAGATGCTTTTTGGCTTTTGCAACCTCTTCTTTGTATGCGAGTTTAGCTTTACGCACAGCTCGCGGCTCATCTACATCTTCGTCCCATCCAAAACTATCTTCAATTAAAAAGTTAATTTCTTCTTGGTCTAAATGTGATTTTGTTTGCTTATAATACTCTCTTAATAAAGTATCATTGTCTACGTTAGAATAATCATAGTTTAATCTTACATAATCTTCTAGTGTTCCACCAGTTTCATTCATAAAATCTACAACTTTAATTATATTTTCTGGTAACGTAGGTATATCTTCTTTAGGAACGTCTTGAGATATAACCGCTTCGGGTTTATCTTCTTGATCTTCCATTTTTTCACCGATTTCTATAACCTCTTCTTCTTCAGGTTTTTCTTCTACTATTTCTTCAATAATAGGTTTTACTTCTTCTTCGGTGGGCCGTACTTCTTCAGCCACTTTTTCGCTGTTGCTACTGTTTTCGGGCTCCTTGATAACAACATCGCTATCATTTGTCTCTTGTGTTTGAACGGCATCTTTTTCTTCTTTTAATTCTTCAGTTATTTCTACTGGTTTAGATAAATCTACTTTTATAGGTTCATCTGTTTTAACTAATTTTTTAGGTTTTTTAACCTTAAGCTTTCCAGCTTTTTCTTGTGTTTCTGACATAATATAATATAATAATAATTAATAGTAATTGTTAAATCTCATCAATAGATATTCCACCAAATTGATTAGATTCAAAATCTGTTGGTAAAGTATCATTTTGACGCTGACTTATCATTTTAGACTGTTGTGTAGCCTGTATTCTTGTTCTTTCGTCTTTACGATCTTCTATTTGTTTTTCTTTTTTTGTTTTAGCTTTTAGTTCAGCGTCTTTCAACTGCATATCATATTCAAATTGTTTAGCCATTTGCTCTCTTTCAATTTGAGCCTTTGTTTGTAGTCTTTGTATTTCAAAATCAGATTTAGCTTTTTCAATTTGTATTTCTGTTTCAGCAATAGCTTGTTTCTTTTGAACATCAGCCATAGCAGCATTTTCAGCTGATTGAGTGTTAGACTGTGTTTGAGCTTCAATATTAGCCATCTGAGCTTGTTGATCGGCTTGCTGTTTTTTAATTCTTTTATATTTTAAAACCTGATTAGCTAATTGTAAGTTTTTTATTTCTCTAATATCAATAGCATCTTCTAAAAATATTTGATTCTGTTGTAAAGCCATTTGAATATTTTGCTCAAGCATAGCTTTTTCTTCTTCTTCAGGCTCTAAATCTAAAAACAAACCAAAGTCATACAGATGTAAATCATTTATTTCGTTTAATGTTGCTACATTAAATTTACCTATACTAGCTTTTAACGAATCATTTGTTAATGCAAAATCTAACATATCAGAAACTCTTAGTGATATATTTTCACATGTTCTTAGTGTTAGATATAACATACTTTTTAATATATGCTTAGTTGCTGTATTAGAAGCATTTGCAGCCATTTTTTGTAATCCTACTAAAGCGTCTTTATCAGGCAAGCTACCATCTCTCGCTTCATTTAGCCCGGTTACATCTCTAATCATTTGTAAATAATACTGATAAGTATTTATTAAAGAGTTTATTTTACCATTAGCACTAGATGTTTGTAGCTCCTGTATTGGTACTTTACCCCTGTTAGGATCACCATCTTGTGTTAACGATCTACCAACTATACTACCAGTTTGAAAATACATGTTTAACGCTTCTTGTGGATTATAATTTGTACCGTTACCTAAATCAACCTCAGCTAAACCGTCTACATCTACAAATACACCATCTGGCACCATCCTAGCAATAACTTGTTGAAGTTTTAATGAAGTTAATTGAATCATATCTGCAAAACCAGTTATACGGTTTACAAGTGAATCAATCCTACCTTGATACATATGTGGCGCAACCATACAGTAATTCATGTTTACTTTAGTTAAATCACTTTTAGGTCTTGTCATGTTCTGACACATTTCCCATCTTAACATTTGTTGTACGCCTAAAACCTTTGCACCACTAAATAAAACCTCAATAGATCTTGAAACTCTATCAAAATTATCACTAGGTGGTGGATTAAAAAAGTCTGGTTTTTCTAAAGCTTTTTCTAGTCCTTGATCTGTTTGTTTTATTTTAAAAACTTGATCTATATATGTTTTGTATTCAAAATATAAAACTTGAACTAAATCGTTATTCCAAGGTCCTTTTAAATATCCTTCTTTACCAGGATATTTTTGTATCATTTTTAAATCTTCATTTGTCAGATTAGGAAACTCTTTTTTAAGTTCAGCTAATGTTATTGATTTAATTTCACCAACATAGTATATATCTTGAAAATTAGGATCATCTGTATATGACCAAACTAAGTTAGCAGGATTTACATAATCAACGGTTACGCCTTCTGCTTTGTTAAAGTTTGTTTTAACAGCTCCAATACCTATAGTAACAATATCTTCTACTAATCTTTTTTTAGTTAGTTCATATTTATTAAAATCTAATATGTTATTAATTACTTCTTCTTCAGCTATTTCAACTGATTGTTTGTAATTTAATTGCATATGAACTTCTAACTCCTCTTTGTTTTGAGGTAAGTTAGCTGGATCAATTGAGCTGTATATATCAACTCCTAAATTTTGTTTTATGCTATCTAACAACGGTTTACTCATCATGTCTCTCATAATAGAGTTTGCGTAGTTAGTTCTCTGTTTTGTTGAAAACGGATCTTGAGCAAAAGCTTTTATTTCATAATCTTTAGATGATATACCATTTACTACTATATCTACAAACTTAGG